GCACCATCTGATCCTAAACTTGCTGTGCTAGCACCGTTGACTAGGCTTGATACACTGCCGGTCCAAGCTGTGGTCTGAACTGTGGCATCTGGGAATGTGATCTGCCCACCCGATGATAAAATTAATCTATCAGCATTGATGTACTGACTGTATGAAATAGAAGACAGTGATACACCACCGAATGTGGAGTTAGCTTTATCATAAACACTGTGTAAGATAGAATAATATCCACCAAAACTGTTTCTTGCCACATTGTCTAAAGTAGGTAGTAATGTCTGACTATTGTTTAATGTCAACACCGATCCAGCACTTTGTGTTATGGCATTAGATGTACTTGTGGCCGCATAAACCAGCGTATCAGAAATCTGCATTGTTCCTGCTGTTAGTGTTGTTGGTCCCATTGTAACAACTGCTTTGGCCAATACTCCCGCAGCGGCATTGTTTACAGTGACAGTGGAATAGGTACCACCGGCCATAACTACTGTGCCACCACCAGTAATGCTTAATGTAGATGATGATAAATCACATCCCTCAAACTTTGTATATGCTGTTGATGTTTTTGTAGTTGCTGTTGTTACCGTACAACCAATAATGTCAACCACTCCAGTCGCTGAAGTTGCCGAGATAACAAGATTGGTCATCTTCAAGCCGTCGATGGTACAACCTGTGGTAATAGTTAATGTACCAGATAGTGTTGTACTTTTACCCACTAACTCGTGTGTGGTTAAAACAGTGTATTGAGTATCAATGGTTATATTTTCTGCATAATCACCAGGATGTAAAATAATTGTTTTTCTTTGTCCAGCCCCAGTTGTTTCAAATGCCAAGGCCACTAACGCTTTTGCACGAGCAATAGTTTTAACTGGATCTCCAATAGTGCCGTTGCCAGTGTCATCAGCAGCAACAGGGCTAACATGGATTTCTGAACTGTATCCTGTGATGTATGCTCTTACCGCATCCAAAGTATTGCTGTATGTAACAGCATTGGTTGACGGATTATACTGTAAAACTCTTTGAGTCGCATACGCAGATGTAGCACCACTTTGAGCATAAACGCTGGTATAGGCTGTTGATTGATTGGTGCCATCTGGGAATGTTAGATTGCCATCCTCACCAAACTGCCATCGGCGCAGTGTGGAATCACTCAAGTTGATGTCAATGTTGATATTGCCGTTGCTTTTGATATCACCTGGTATGGTTAACGCACCATCTGTGCCAAATGTCCAGGCCGCATCGTTTACGCCGTTATTGGCTCTTACTTCTACATTGCCACCGTTGACCAACTTGACATATTGAATGTCATTGCCTAGATACAGTTCGGTGGTTCCGCCACCTGCTGTCAAGTGTATGTGATTGCCATCGCCCGCAGTTGGGTAAATCAATAACGATTGATTGGCACTGCCGGTTGGCGGTGTAAGTGTTATGTAATTGCCGCTGTCTGCAATAACCCCGCCTGTGGGTAATGTTAAGGTACCGGTTGTGCCAAAGATCCACTCTTTGTTGTTGTTAATAATTTTACCTGCTGGAGGTAATGTTAAACTGCCAGTGTCTCCACGAAAAGCCCAAGTGCTAGTATCAATCCATTGATCGCCGCCGCCTGTGTAATTTCCTATTGCTAACCTAATATTTCCGTTGTCTAGATCAAGTTCAAGTTTAGCAATCGTGCCTGTAGTAGGAGATGATTCTATTTTCTTTTCTAACTTGGTCCTACTGCCACTGTTATCTGTATATAATCTATCAATAAACCCACTAGTACTGGGTAGTGTTAGATCGCCATCTTCCCCAAACCTCCATCTACGCAGAGTTGAATCTGCAAGGTTGATGTCAATGTTGATGTCGCCTTCACTTTGTATATTACTGATGTTACCGACTGAAGTTAAGAAACCACTGTCGTTAGCCAGCTGACTCACAAGTGTTGGGATAGTTGGCTTGCCAGTTAGGTCAGCATAGGCACCTGTAGTAGCCACAGTGGTCAATGTGGGCGTACCTGTTAGATCAGCATAACTTGTAACTCCGCCACCAACTTGACTGCCGTTGACTGTTAGGTTGTTGCTGGCATCAACAGTTAGAGGAACACCACCTAAGAAAATTGTGTTGTTGCTGACATACAGGCTGCGCCAAGGCAATGTGCTTGAACCTAGATCGCCACCGTGAGCAGTCTGTGGCAGTATGTCCCCACCAACATTTAAATTGCTGGTAACGGTAGTAGCTTGGTCGATTACAATGGCTGAACTGTCTGTGGTGGTCATCACACTACCAGTGAATTCAAACGCCCCCAGATTTAAATCAACGTCTGCATTAATTCCCAATGCTGTGTAAAGTTCTGTGAAGTTGGCATTGACTTTTTGGAAGGCAGCTCGTAGGCTATCTCCTTTCTTGTCGTTGGCTGTGGTGCCTACATTAATATTCTGTTTTGCCATCTTACGCTCCTACGCTCACGCGGTGTATAGTTAGTCGACTGCCACTTGATATATCAATGGCTGAACCGCTGACCTGCCTAAAAACAATTCTAATAGCGTCCCCTGCAGTTGCCGGTATTACAGTTGAGTAGTGTAAATAACTGCCAGTCCAAGCACCACTAAAAATTGTAACTTGTTTAGTATTGTCAAGGTTGGTATCTATAGTTAAAAAACTACCCGAAGTTAATGTTACTGTTGTTGAGAAATACACTGACAGATTAATTTGATAGTAACCGGTGTATGGTGATGTGAATGTTCCAGGACTATACACATTGGCAGTATCGACTGTTTTAGCAAACTGGATAATTGAAGCACTGGCTGCGTCATTAACTGTCTGCGCAGTTGTTGAGGCTGCAACTACAGTAACTGGTCTATAGCTCTTTAGTACACTACCATCACTAAATGTAATTCCATTAGATACAATAAAATCGTTTTCTATAGTAACATCACTGCTGAATATTGTTGCAGGGGTTACAGTAATTGCTGATGAATCAGCTGAGTCAATTAAGTTGGTAAAAATATTTCCAGTAAAAGTTCCGCTCAATGTGCCACTTACTGTGCCCAGAGCGGAACTATAAGAAACTTCTTTGGTAGCTGCATTGTATTGCACAATGCCACTAGTGCCTGTAGCATTTCTAACAGGATTGACATAGAAACTATTGGTTTGAAGTGCAACACCGTTAAACTCGCTGCCTGTGGCATTTAAAATAATGGTGTTAGCGGCCTGTTGACTAGCAGTACCTCGGCCTGCATTGTATCCAATAGCAACAGCATTAGCACCTTGATAGTTATTACCAGCAAGCATACCAACAGCTACAGCACCTACACCTTGATTTGAGGCGCCTGCAAGAGAACCAACTGCTACTGATGATGCACCTTGGCTCTGACTTCCAGCATCACTTCCTAAAGCTACTGAATATGCACCTTGTGTATTATATCCTGCTTGGTTACCAATAGATACTGAGTTATTTAAAGGAGTTAATTGCCCGGCACTATTACCTATAGAAACACTATTAGCACCGGCATTGGCATTATTACCTAATGCAATTTTAGTTTCTGCTGTTCTCAATGTTGTGGCTTCTATGTTACCGTAGACTGTGGCACTGTTGCCGTCTATGATCTGTGTAGAGTCATCTGCAAATACCGAACCTATAAAATTGCCTCTCAATACACCGTTGGTAGCATCTACCAACATGGTGGAGTCATCTGCAAACACTGAACCTCTGATATCTAAATTGCTGTTTACACTAAATGTCAGTGTATCTGTTGCAGTGTCTTTGGTAATTGTTAGTCCAGGCCCAGATATTAAATTTAACGTATCTGAAATGTTATCAGCTGCTACCGGCTGTAAGGTAGCACCGTCTATAACAATAAATCTAAATGTTGGACTGGCAGGCGCAAGATTGGTAATGGTTACTATTCCAGTACCGTCACCAGTTACACCGATCTGACTGGCAGTTCCTACGATCTGCTTGACACCAAGATTGGTCAGGGTCACACCACCAGTTGAAGCACTGACTCCGATACCGCCTGCTGTGCCAGTTAGACTGGTGACTCCCAAATTGGTTAGTGTTATACTACCCGTTGCAGCACTCACTGCAATCTGCCCCGCAGTTCCTGTGAGGTCTGTAACACCGCTGTTGGCAATGGTTAATGTGTCAGTGCCGGCATTTGTGGTCAATGTTATACCAGCATTGCCTGCTGCTACAGTCAATGTGTCTTCAAAACTATCTGCAACAATATTTGATTGACCACTAACTGTAATTGTTTTGAAATTGGTTTCTGCAGGATTTCTAATTAACTCTCCTGCAACAGTAGTGCCAGCCGGCAAATTCACAATGCCAGCACCGTCAGCAGTTATCTGTGCCGAGCCTAGATATAAACTTGATCCAGCAAGATAAAGATCTCTCCAACGAGCTGTTGGACTACCTAGATCGTAGACTTCACTGGAACTGGGCTTGATATCAGTGCTGAGACTGGTAAAGTCTAAGATGCCTCCCGGCCCTCCTATTGAACCATACAGTTCATCAAAGTTGGCATTTATTTTTGTAAATGCATCTTCTACTGTGCTCCATACAATTGGAGGACTGCCTGCGTTTAGTGTCTGTTGTGCCATTAGTTTCTTCCCACGGCCACTTCAATAGTGCCAATATGATCTGAATTGTAGTTTTCCAGTGCTTTGCCAATCACTGTGCCTGTTCTAGCATCGCCGCCTGCACTCACAGCACATCCTGCAATGTTGCTGGCAATCAGCAGGTCTCCCTTTTCAATCTTTCCAACTACACGACAAGGCACACGGCCCTGTAGAGCCACTTGATTTTTAAATCCTGGGCAATCACCATTCATGGAATAGGCAGCATTATCGCTCACAACGCCAGCCACTCTATGATCACCTTGTCGATTTGCTATTGTAACTTCTTTGTCTCCACCAAATATCAACACAGTGCCCACAGCATACTCCTTGTCACCTTCGTAGTATTCTGCTAGGTCAGCAGCATAGGTAGCTTGGAATCTACTGCTACCACTCAATGACCAATAGCCCTCTATAGTTCCAGGTGTTGTCACGGCGCCTGTGCTGATACTGGTACAACTTTTTAATGCTGCTACTGTAATACCAGTAGAGTCAAGAGTGGCAAATGTTGTGGCACTGTCTTGACTGCGGAATACGTGCTGTGTGTTGTTGTAGTAAGTTTTCTTGTCGGTACCAGGTACTGTACCATCACCTATGTAAATACCCACTTGTCCTAGATAACCATAGTACTGAAGAAATCCTCCAGTGCCACTGGCGCTGCTGTCAATAGACAATATGCTGTCAATTTTAAGCTGAGCAAGATCTACATTACGTGCAGCAAAATCTCCGTTGCTATCACGTTTAACCAAAGTGCTCACAGTGGCAGCAGAAGCTTCGTCAACAATGCTGTACGCCCAACTTGCACGAACAGTGCCATCTCCGCCTGTGTGTCGTAGATAGCCAGTACTTGTGGCGCTGCCATAGTCCGACAGTCTTAGAGCTAGACCTTCATCAACCACTGTGGCAAAGCTCACTTCAGCAACATTGGCTGTTGAAGCTGTACTGTTGCCTAACAGTCTATCTGCTCCCACCTGCGCCAATTTGGTCAATGCCAGTCCGTTGTCTTTGACTGTAACCCAACCGTTGGTCAGTGTAAATTGACTACTGTCAAAACTTGATATACCTCTTAGAGCTGCCACTGTACCACTGATAGCTGACCCAGTGGTTGTACTGCTATAGGTCACAGTTGCAGCATTACAGGTTGCAACTGTATGAGTTCCATTGTATCCGGCAATAGTCAATCCTGTGACTACAATTTTCTGCCCTGCAATAAACGGAGCACTGGACTGTGCCACAAGGAATGTTATGGTAGCCACAGAACCGCTGCCAGTTGCAGTAACGTTGGTCAAACTGGCCGATATAGTAGCATAGGCATCATTCAAACTCAATTTGGCTTGATCAATTGCTGCCGTGGACATGATATTGGCATCGTCAATGACACCATCACTAATAGTAGTTCTTATAACATTGGTAGTGCTGTCTCCTAGCAATATATCAAAAGTAACTTCGCCTGTGGGTGTGACATTGATAATTGTATTACCGGCGCCATTCAAGGTCAGCAATTGTCCAGATTGTACCTGTGAAAAATTAAACAGATCACCTCCGGAAGCGTCTTTGAGATTGGCAATTGTTATGCTGTCCAGTCTGGCAGCATCACTGCCTACAGTAGGCACCCCAAGATTTTCAATCTTGAAAAGATTCATGTCCATGTCAGCAGGGCCGACCCAAGCCAAGTCTCCACTGAGAGCCATAAAGCCCACATTGTTTGGCACACGATCGCCTAGAGCAACAATGTTGCCATTGAAATCCAATCCCAGTCTACGACCAATGTAGGTTCTAACAGCTGATTCTGTAGGCACCGCGTCAACACGGCCTTCGTCCATTGCTGTAGAGAATTCAGAAATTGTTGTACCACGTTTGAAGCCTAGTCCGTCTAGCTGACTTAAAGCAATACTAGCACTGAATGTCACAGTACCAGTACCTTGGTCAACTCGGAAGAATGGTCCTACGTTGAAGTTACCAAACTGGTCAGTGGTCACAAAGAATGTACGTCCTGATCCTCGTTCCTGCATCTGCGCACGTAGCACCAGTTCACCTGTTTCTGCATCTGCCTGTGTGGCATATGTCGGTACTGAAATAATCGAATTGACGGGCGGCCCATAGATTTCACTAGGATAGTTGGTATCAGCATAGCCACCTGTGCCAATTTCTAACAGATCGTGTGATGTCACACGGGTCAAACTGATTCTAATAGTCAACGTACCATCGGTTAATGCACTTGGTCCTGGTGCTGATCCTTTTAGAGTAGGCGGATCATTGAATCTGACCACGCTGCGTGTCAATGCTGGACTGACTGTCAGCAGTGCATAGTCTTGAAGAGTCGTATCACTGTCTTGATAATTGGTTATTTCGTATTCTTGACCTTCGTGTACAAATCTATAAAATGTACCAGCAGCTATTCCAGTTAGCAATCTATCACCATCATTACCACCTAGATTTCCTATACCAAATGTGGCATCACCACGTTCGCCTTGAATCAGTTTATAGGTCACCGCAGTACCAGATGTAGTGATATCTAACACACTGCCTTCTAGTTGAAAAGCTATCGTTCCTGCTGTGGCTGCTGTAGAAGACTGCACCACAATGCTGTTGGTAGCTGCAGAAACAGAATAAATCACAGAGTCTGCGCCCAATGCTCCTGTGCCAGCGATTGCAATAGTTCCACCTGTGGTAGTTCCACCTGTGGTAGCATTTGTTACGGTTACAGTGGTATTGGTACAGCTTATTACACTGAATGTTCCATTATAACCAACTGTTGCAAAAGTACTTATGGTGATATTTTGAAATGGCAGATAAGGCGGAACGTTCTGAGCAGTAAATGTATACGTACAGGTAGTTCCGTTGCCAGCCACAGTAACACTGGTGATGTTTGGTCTTGTAACCAAACTTGATCCCAACACAAAATTTTCCAGGCAGGTTATGTTAGAAATGGTTGTAAAGTAGGGTCCGCTGCCAGTAGATGTTCCTAGAGTTGGACCTACGGCAAATGCCAAAGAAGTGGGTACGCCTATAAATGTGCTGTCTACTAATGCCTTGGTGCTGACACTGAAATTATTGGCAGTCAGTCCGGCTGTGGTTACAAAGTACACTGTGTTTGCAGTCAGTCCTCCAGGCAATACACTGGCACTGAATCTCACAGGTTGGCCTGCTGTGAGTCCGTGACTGTTTTTGGTAAACGTATTGGCTCCAGTGCTTACACTGGTTACAGCATTGGCCGCACCTGTTTCTACACCTGGGTCATACACAGTGATTTCTATGTAATCATAATTTTCTCTACCCTGTGCCAACGCCAGACCGTAGGGCGCCATTGTGGGACTTCCTGATGTTGCTGAACCAGTAAATGTGGTTATGCCTGCGCCTGTTGCTGTAGCAGAAATGGTAAATGTTGTAGGTGTTGACGCAGTCTTGATATAGTATATAACACCGTCGTCAACTGTGACACCTGCAGTAATCTCATTGGGCAACACTGCGCCTGGAGGTTTGACAAATCTCACTTGATATCCTACACGTTGTCTATGATTGATATCAGTGGTTATGACACCAGTGCCATAATTTATACCTGTGATAGTATAGGTTTCTAGATCATATGTAGAATCATAGTCTGTAAATTCTATCTGTCTATAGACAAAATTACTGTCATTTAGTATCAGAGCAGTACTTGGTCTAGTTGCTACCTCTACTATGTCTCCGTGTAACACATGGAAGCTGTTGTTTCTGACGGTAACACGTTGTCCATGGGGCACTGCTGCTACAAGACCGCCGCCGGTGCTGATATTTAATTTTGCACGTTTGGTAGCAACATCGCTAATCTGTGCCGTGGTAACACCGTATCGTACAATTTGGCCTCCATGATTGATTTCTAATTCACTGTTTGGCAAAGGAAAGAAATCATCATAGGTTACATATAATATATTCTCTCCCCTTTCGTTTAGGGTGTCGACTGTGGCAGCATAAACTGTAGCAGTCTGTGCAAGATCGGTGTAAAATCCAGTGGGAGTTGGAACTTCTAATGGATCACTGGCCTCCGCCACCAACGCAAAGTTTCCGTGAGCACTGGATCCGCCCACACTTCTAATCTGTCCACCGTTCAATGAATAGTAGGAAATTTGACAGTAGTAGGTAAACATACTCACAGCTTCAGCCAATCCGCCGTTGGTAGTTATAAGTCCATAACCTAGATCACAGACCTGGGTGAAGTCGTTGCTGAGCATAGAACGATTACCGGGCATAAGAACTTCAAATACTCTGATAAAACTATGCGTGCCTGTTCCTGCACCTACAAAAGTAACTGCTGTGGCGCTGCCAGCTACCGCTGCGACTCTAAATTGAGTAAGAGTAAATCCAGCCAACAACACATAGTATTCTTGGTTGGCAGCAATACCAGTTGGCAGTGCTCCAGTAGAACTAAATTTTACAATAGCACCTGGTTGTAGTTCGTGAGCAGATGCAGTGGTTATGGTTGGAGTGCTGAATGTACAAGCACGTGATCCAGCAGCAGGTGTGTAAGGTGTCAGTTCATCCAATATAAATTGAGCTGTGCTGAATCCACCTGTGGTAGCAGTGGCAGCACCTGTTCCAAATGTATATCCTCTGATGTAGTTTATTCTGTAGACTTCACCACTGACAATAAAACTGCAAGGTGTATTGGGGGGTCTCAACAGTCCCGATACTCGTAAAAATATATTACTGTCTTTGCTGTCTATGACAAATTTCTGATTGCCTGCGAATCCATCCACAAACATACCACCGGAAAATGTTTTGGCATTTATACTTCTACTAAAGGATGCAGATTCTTGACAGTACGGAGATTTAGCAAGAATCTGCCCCTCTGGATCCAGTACCATTGAAAATCCACCATGACCTTGAAAGGTCATGGCTCTTAGAATCACGGCATCGTTGCACAAGAACATGTCCATATCGCCGTTGTCTTTGGGATAGTTTACTGTTCCACTGTTGCTGATAACATCAACTATGGCATTGGTCAACAGTGTGATCACAGTGTCAGATCCTACTTCTGCCACTAGACCTTCGTCTAGAGTCTGCAGTGTTGGTACTGTGGCTGTAGTGGCCACCGCACCAGACAGTGTATACAGTGCCGCAATAGTCACATTGTCAATGATGTCTTGGGCCAAGGTGTTAATACGTTGAATACCTGCCACAGTCTGAGACAGTTGTGCTCCAATAGCCAAGGCAGGATTACTGCCCGGAACTGCTGGTCCTTTGTATTTTAATGCAGCAGAAATTGTGCGATTCTGTCCACTCCATTTCAAATCAAATACCATAGAGTCTATGATCAATCCAACGTCTCTGTAACAGGTATCTTCATTGTAGTTAAATGCAGACGTAAATGGTGCAGTGTTTGTTGAAATTTGATTATTGATCCAACCTATGACCTGATCTTGAATAAACTTTCTGTTCAAGGTAATCAGTCGTGCAGCACTGGTATAGTTGCCTTTGTTATTAATTAACGGATAAACAGGCTGTGTGGAATCTGCTAGATAGTGATAACCATACAGTTCATTTGCTACAGTTAGTCCGTCAACCACAGGATCTCGTCTAAAATTTAAAAATGCCCAGGGACTGGAACTGTCAAAGCCTATCTGTGGTCTAATAATAGTTCTGCGAAATTCATCACCTATCACTGCTACGTTTTGAGGTACACGTAATGGTAAATTTTCTAGGTAAATGCCGGTTTCAACAAATACCGAAATTTGAATACGTTTGGTTACATCACCGAATGAAATAGTCTCGCCAACAACAAATTCACCACTGACAACATCAACATCAAATTCTTCGTTGCCTGATGAGTCAAGTGTACCGTCGTGTGCTAGAATCTGCGCAAGAGCTCCGGACGTTTCCCCACGAAGATATAATCCTTCTCGTATGTCTTTGGCTGCGTTAGCGGCCACTGTGCTCAATGCAGGATTTCCAGTGAAGTCTGTTCTGTAACCGCTGGTAAACAGTCTAAATCTTGGAAGACTCACAAGTATAGATGGCTGAGAAGTAAATCCTGATCCTCCGTTGGTTATACTGATGCTGTTTATACCGCCGTCAACTGCGCTAACATCTGCTACACCAAAGGCTCCGCTACCACCCCCACCAACAAATCTCACTGATACCAGTCCATACCCAGTTCCGCGGCCTCCCGAGTTAACCTGTACTCTAGCTACCTTGAATGTAAGATTTAAAGTGCATCCAGTTCTAACACCAACACTGCTGCCGGGGCAAGTGGTAGCTGCAGGAGTTACCGGTGCCGGCAACACACTGTAGTTGCCGCCAGTGATCTGTCTAATGGCAGTGACTGGACCTCGTCCTCCTGTGCCACCGGGACCAACTGACAGCACTTGATATCTTGCTGCTGTGCCGGTGCCAGTGGCCACAGTGAGTATGTCACCAGGTAGATAGTTTAGACCCCCACTAACAATTGCAACGGTATCCACATTCATAAAAATAAATGCAGGACTGAAACCAGTGCCTGAGGTGGCACTGGTATCGTCAATGGTTACTAGGGTACAAGGCTCATCGCCGTTGCCCCAGGTAAGAACTTTCTTGTAAGGACCAATTTCTAACGGTGCTTCCAATACCAATTCTTCTGCACGTTTAAGAGCAGCTTCTAGTGTCTTATATGCATAGGCCAAACTGCGACCTTGTCTGTCTGATCCAACACCTGGCCGATCATCTAAACCAGCTGTGCTCACATACAGATTCACTGTACTACTGTAACCAGAACTGTCAACATAT